AGGCATGATTACTTTAACATCCCTTCTAATATCAGATTCTGGTATGCCTTTAGCCTTCCACTCCTCGTCTGTACTGTATTTTTCGCCTGTTTTCAAGTTAGATATCGTTGTTATAATCTTTTCTGGTTTTATTGTTTGCATTATGATGTTACCTCTCTTGGCTGTATTTCTAGTATTGAGGCTATGACGTGCAGCTCGTTCGCGTCAGAGGCCTGAACTTTTAATATCTCATTCTCTTGAACAACAAGGGGCTGAGTTAAAAGCTCTGTTGTAGTGTTTGAAGATACAGCTTTAGTCTTAAATAAACTAAATATATTACTAGAGGCATCAACCAAAGTTATGGTTATGTTAGCTCCTGATCCGGCATCTTCAGACACTAGAATTGATTTGACCACAGCTGTAGTAGCTGCTGGTACCGTGTACAGAGTTGTAAGATCTGTTGTGGTTAGGTCTACTTTTTTATTTATAAAACTATTAGCCATTATTGTAAAAAGAAGTTAAACGCTTCTACCTCATCTTTAAGTTCTTGTTGAAACGTTGTATTTAATTTTTGTATAACACCATCAAGATCTCTGACTTGTGAATCAGCCACAGCTTGATTATATTCTTTTGATGGTCTGGTAAGTGATTGCACTATCTTTGCCATTATCTTCTACCATCCGCTTGCACGTCTATTTTAAAAGTGCCTAGTTTCCAGTTTTGACCAGACCCTGTATTTTCTACTTTTAAAGCTATGGCCCTAGCTCTGGCTCTTGTATCCACTTTACTAGTAGAAGAAGTAACAGTAAATGGACCCAACGATGAGCCAGATGCTGCATCATTAGAAAAGTTTCTTAAATTTAAAGTTACTCTTGCATCTCCAGTTTGAGATAAAAAGTCTGGTATAAATCTTCTAATCTTCATAATGAATTCACCATCACCTCTTAAGTCTGGTATTGAAGATGTTGTTCCCCTCAAAGTTCTTTGTGTAATATCAAAATCTCCAGAAGTTATTGATGCAGTCACAGCTGTAGTTGTAGAGTCTTTGACTTGATCAGTTCCTGTTTCGTGTTCATAATATGTTGTTCTACCTTCTGTATTGCCAACAACATCAAAAGAAGTATCAGTATCAGCGTCATATTCTAAAGCGTGGGGTTTACCAAATACTGCAGAGTCCCTCCACATAGTTCTAGCTAGTGTGCCCACAGTCCAAACAGGTCTTTGTGGAGATGAATCAAAATAGTTATATGTAACAACTCTATTCACAACACTTGAATTTGTAGTTGGATAGAACCAATTAATTTCACCAAACAAGTTATTTAAACCTGCTGATATCATTTGATTACCAGAAGATAAATTAATATCATCGTATACGTGGTCCTCTACTAAGCAAGGCAATGATTCAAGAGCACCTGCATATTTAAAGAAACCATTTTCAGATAACCAGTACGCTGCACCGTCTACCTCTACCACTGCATTCTGTCCAGCTAATCCACAGTTTGTGCCTACTTGTGTAAAAGCAAATGTAAAAGGTTGACCAACAAAACGCATTAAAAACAATGACGTATCCGTGTAAACATAAATTGCATCTCTACCTCTAATAGCTCCCATGATCCGTGATCCGTCGGCCAGTCTCTGTGTGCCAGCGTCATTGGTTGCTGTAGGTGTGTAAGTGTTAATATCTTCAATAGCAGAGAATCTTATAAACATATCATCTTGTGTATCGATATCACCTATCGTGGTTTCTGTGCCAAAGAACACTAAGTGTCTATCTGGTGTAGATACAAGCATGTGTCTTGATGCAGTTGGTGCACCTGTAATAATGGCTGCTCTAGTTGTAGTCGCATTCGACAAAGATGAGTCCCAAGAAAAACATGCATTGTTGTGAATTAAACAAATAGCCTTGTCACCTAAATTATCTAATGACCACATACCAGGTTCTAATACTAAGTCTCCAGATGCTGCCTCACCCCAAGCAACGAAATCAGTTGTGTTAGTTATGGTAGCACCGTCACTGTGAGATGCAGCTGTAGTATTTCTTACACCTCTCGTTACACCCGTTAAAGTGTTTGTGGATACACCAGTGTAAGATATTTCCTCTGTTCCTATTTTTATAAAATTAGTTCCTGTGCTTGGAAACAAACTAGCATCAGTTAATACAATTGTAGTCGTAGAGTCATTTATAGCCCCGTTTAGCGTTGTTGTAGTGGCTCCGGCTACTTCACCACCCCAAGAGCCTAGACCCCACCCAAAACCTCTCTCTTGGACAGCAGAGCCTACAGGATAGTAGTGTTGTACTCTTATACCACCAGATGTAGTGGCTCCTGAGCCTGTTTCGTTTGAAGGCATCGTTATGGTTAAAGTTGTAGTTGTTGGTGTTGTAGTCACCATAAATTTCTTGTCATCAAAATCCGAAGCACCAAAGTCAGAATCTGTAATCGTAGAAAAATTATCTAATAGTATGATATCTCCAGGATCAATACCGTGACCTGATGAGAAAGTTAATGTAACAACTGCTGATCCATTAGTTGTACTGAATGCACTTGTGAGTGTAGTTGTAGTTTTAATAGGGTGTATGTCATAGAATATACCCCCTGAATATGCATATAAAATTCTGTTAGTTCCTATGATCGCATACTTTCTACCTAAACTATTTACGAAATGATGAAGACCTCTACCAGCTCCGGTTAGATGATCTGTTCCTAATTGATTCCAACCACCAATTTTTTCAGGGCTACCATACCTAAAACGAACATTATCACAATCTATCCACTGCCCTTCAGCAGTAGTAGCTGTAATTTGTTTGTTGATTCCAGGTGCAAATCCTATTTTTTGTAGCATGCTGTGTTATCCTATTTAGACGACAGGATTATATAGTATAATTTTTTTGATTTAAAGCCTATTTTTTAGGCGGATCCTTTGATTCATGGGTCATTATTTGTTTAGTTTTATCATCAAATCTTTGATGCCAATCACTAACCATTTTAACCAACATGTTTGAAAAGTGTTTTAAACCAACAGAATCAAATATTATTTTACCCTTTATAAATAGAGCCCATCTCTCTTTCCAAGAAAACTCTATATCACAGGATCCATCTGGTTTTTGTTTGAATATCATTTTAATTGTCCATTCTTTTTTGTTGAAGGCATTCCATAGAAAAGTCTTTTGTCTCTAACAAAATCTCTGTTTGGTCCATTTTTATTAACGTAATGTAAGAAGACTTGAGCCTGCCAGTCTCCTTGAAACTCTTTTCTAGAGTGTGTTATCTCACAGCCCTTATATACCACAGCTTGTCCTGGTTTTAAATCCATAGGTTTTTTATCCATGTAGATAGGCCATTTAGTTCCACAGGAACCTATACAAACAGTGACACTGTATTCACAGGATGGTCTATCTTTATGTGCAGGTAGATCTGCAAATTTAGTGTACATTCTCCAAAAAGAATAAGTTGGTAATAGTTCAAGACCAGTTACCTTTTCCATAAGACCAACTTTATTTAGCATTAAAGACTCCATTGCATGGTCTGCATAAAAATGAGAATCCATATTATTACTTTGAGCTGTTGGACTAGCAAAATCGCTCATGTTAAACCTATGTTTTAACCTACAATAATCAGTAAGAATTTTTGTTTCTTCTAATGTTAAAAACTTATCTACAAAACAATATTTTTTATTTTTTAAAGAGCCCATCCTACTACCGAATACCTTATTCCTTTTGTTATTGGTTTTACACCGTGTGGAAATAAAAAATTACTTGGCCACACTATTAATCTATTAGGCCTTACTGGCACTATTAATTCATCTGTGCGATCAGGATTTGCAAAACCTAACTCTCCACCTTCATAATCATTGTTACATAAAAGTATCATACTCATCGTTCTTGGTTGTGCAGCAAAATGATCCACATGAAAATCATAGTGTCCGCCTACTTCATACTTTAAAATTTCTATTGAAGTCATTTGTTCAACCCCTAGATCTTTTATGTTCGTATCTTTCGCATAGGTTCTAATAGATTCAGAAAAAAATTTATTTAATAGGTTACACCAGTGTGCCTCTGTTAAACTTTTTCCAAGATTAGTTAATGGTTTGGTTTGAACATTTCTTACATTCTTATCAAGAACACCTTGTCCTATTGAACCCGATGTAAACCCACAGGTGTTAAACCATCTAATCATATTACCCATTGTTTGAGGCGGTATGACATTATCATAAACTTTTACATAATTTCTTAGTTCCATGATTTTTTACTCCATATTCTATCTTTATACGATCTTATAATTTGAAGTGAATGACTAATATAATTTTTTAATGCTTCTCTACCAGTTCTAGTTTTAAGTTTCATTTTCCAACTGTCTCTTTTAAAAGGTATTACTTGTGCAAACGGAGTGCCTCTTTTAATCGTAGTGGTTAAAGTTTCGTATTTATCACCATTTATTACAAATGGAAAATTAACTTCTAAATCCCATTTATCTGTGTCTACTATGCCGGCAATAATTTCAAACCTATCATCCGGGTTGTTTAAAGGTGGCACAAACAAACAAGAATATCCAGGAGGTGTTTTTATAACCCAAGGATTTAATATTTTTAATACAGGAAAATTTTTATTTTTTTCAAGAAAACTAGATCCCTCTAATTGATGTTGAGAGTGAACTTGAGCGGTTCCTCCATTTAAATTCATGGTTTTAGCCATGAACATACTATCTCCTTCGCAAAGACCGTATCTAAATTTAAAATCTTTTATATTCTTTCCTGTTTTTTCGTCCACCATTACCTCACCTTTTTCAGGATGAATTTTATCTATGTTAAATTCTATGAATAAATCTTGAGGCATTTTTAAAACATAGCCTGCTGTCAGTGTATCTAAAACAGGCATACAACCTTTAACAGACATACGTTTCATATTATGCTCTAATTTTTTATACCAATCTGGAATATGTGCCTTGACAGGCTCAGGTTTTTCTAGCTCTGTATGAGCGTAGTCTTCGTGACATATAAACTCTATTTGCTTTCTAAACATAGAGGTTAATATACTTATTTGTGATTAAAAGTAAAGTGTTATTCTTTTTTAAGGGGTACTTGTAAACCAGGGTTTTTAGGTGTACCACCAGCGTCTTCAACTAATTGTTGTGGTGTCTTATTAGTAGGGTATGTTAAATTTAACGCATCTAAATCAATGTTTTGTAAAGCTTGTTTATAGTCTGTCCAAACCGATCTTTGGCTGTGGCCTTGTGCTATTTTTCCATCAAGCCATCTATCAATGATACTTATGTCACCTTCTATCCACTCTTCCATTTGTGCTCTTGTAAAAGTTCCAGGGTGATCATTATCGCTTACAGAATTATCGTAAACTACATAAGTGCCATCACTATTGTACTTTTCAAAAGTATGTGTTTCTTTAACTATGTTTAAATACTCTGCATCTGTAATTTCAATTTTTTTGTACGCTGTTAAACCATCATTACCCATCATAGCTAATATTTCTGCGTCTCCGCCATCAACTACTTTACATAATACTCCTGGATAATTTGGTGTGTCTGGTAAACAAATTGCGTATTTTGCCATAATTAACTTCCTGTGTTTTCGTAAACTAAAATTGCTCCGTGCATACCTTTTCCAAAGAATCCACCTCTAGGGTTTCCTCTAGTAGAGCCCTGACCATAAAAAAGTTTATTTTGATCATGTCTAAGTGGATTACCATGAGCATTACTTGGATTATTTGCATGACCAACCATCATCATACCTATACCAAAACCATTATTGTTAATAAAAGGTCCGCTCGAACCGTCAAAATCTCCACTTGTGTTTGATTGAAAATTCATAGTGGTTAGAGTCCCGACAGGTCCCGCAGTGCAGTTTCCGACTGATCCAGTGCTAGATGGACCTCCTCCGCCGCCTCCGTTTGCTGTTCCTATGTTTGTTAAATTAGTTGCAGTTCCTGCTGTGCCGTTTCCGTTTGTACTGTCTCCAGCTGAACCGATAGTATAAGGGCCTGAAAAAGGTGGACTAATTGGAGCTGTAAAATATCCAAAACCACCAGGACCGCCTTGACCATTATTAGGTCCTTGTCCACCGCCGCCACCACCTACTAAGTAGGCACCGACGAAGTTAGCATTATTTGATGCAGTGTAAGTTCCAGGTCCTGATCCCGGACCATACTCTGCAAGAGTAGGCACCATATTCCCGCCACCTGCAGTTCCAGATGAAGCAGAAAAAACTCTACCTGATGAATCAATACTTAAAGATGCTAGTGTGAATGCACCTGTTGCTGGTTTAATTATTTTTGGCATTTAAGTCCTCCATTAATCTACTAATTCAACATACGAAACATGATAGTCTAAATCATTAGCTGCACCTGCTGTTACAGCTATTATATCAGTTTCGTCTAAATAAATCGGAGTATCAATAAGGCTTAAAGTTGAGTCTGCTGGAACAGAAACTGTACTTAAAATTTTAAAGTAAGTTGAGCCGTTATCGTTACTGATTTCTACAGTAGCATCAACAGCGTTTGTCCCATCATCGTTTGCTAAAAGTATAGTGTCGATTCTAACTGCAGTTTCTGCAGGAACATCGATCATAGTTGTTCTGTTAGTATCAGCCAAAGTACCCATAGCGTTTTTGGGTGTAATTGTTGCTATATTAACTAGATTTGGTGTAGCCATATTTTTCTCCTATTTGTTTTCTACCCGAAAACCATGGAAAAGACAATACCTTTTCCATCAGTTGTTATTTTTTGTGTTGAACTAGTGCCATTAGCATTAGTTAATTTACCAACTCCTGAGCCTTTTGGCACCAAAGTAAGGTCAATATTAGTATCTCCACCAACAGCTGAAATAGTAGGACTATTGCCCGTTGCAGCGTTAGTTATATCAAAATGGTTAACTGCAGAGGCTGTTGTTTGAAATTGTAACTGTTCGTTACCGTTTTCATCTCTAATTCCATGATCATCATCAAAATCGACCATAAAAGAATTAGTGTCTAAATTACCGCCTAATTGTGGAGATGTGTCATCTACGACATCGCCTCCAAATTCAACAGCAACAATATTAGGATTAGTGCCATCATCTGCCTTAGCATAAGCTAAAATAGTTTTACCATTTGAAATAGTTGCACTAGTTCCTGATCCTGTAACATATTTAAATACTACGTTTTGAGAACCAGAAGTTCCATTTTTTAAAAGATAAAGTTGTTGTACATCTAAAGGTATCGTTACGTTTCTAGATGCAGTTAAAGATCCTGTAAATTCTATGACTCTGTGTGCAAGAGTTGCACCAGTTGAACCATCAGAAACTGATAAAGTTGTATCTCCAGAATCTGACACAGCTTGTGAAGTTGTTCCACCAGCTAATTGTTCAATAATTTCTAAGTTAGTATTAGTCTTCGTACCCCAAGTACCGGCGTTTTCACCTGTTGCTTGTTTTTCTATACCCAAAGGGGTGTATGTCGATGCCATATTTTTCTCCTATGCTACGTCACTATAACTTGTATTCGAACCTGTTGCAACATCAGAATAAGTTTTATTCGACCCAGTGGAAACATTGCCATAAGAAGCATTCGATCCTGTGCTTGGAGTAGAATAACTATTATTCGATCCAGTTGACGGTGTACTATAAGTATTATTTGAGCCGGTGTCAACATTTCCGTAAATAGGAATTGTTGTTATATTTCCTAGTCTTAAAGTGCTAGAGAGACCCTCTAAACCTATTATTATATCAGCAGGAGTTATTGATCCCACAGCAGAGGATATAGATTGTCCCGATACTCCCATAACATCTGCAGGTGATATTGATCCTACAGACATTGTAGAAGATATACCTGTAGGTATAATTATAGGATTAGACGTTATTACGGCAGATCCTAAAGAAGATGAAATAGATTGAGATTCCAGACCTACAACCTGATCTGGTATTGTAGCAAAAGATCCAACAGATGATGTTATAGATTGCCCTGATATTCCTACCACATCAGCAGCTGTTAAAGAACCAACACTAAATGTAGATTCTTGACCAGTTAGTCCCATTACATCTGCAGGAGCTATAGAACCGACGCTAGGTGTAGCCTCTTGACCAGTTAATCCCATTACGTCCGCAGGGCTTATTGATCCAACACTAAAGCTAGAACTTACACCTGTAGGAGTTACTAAGCTATTTACAGATGAACCATAAGGTTCCTCACCCCATCCATTTCTACCCCAACCAACTAAAGTTCCAACACTTGTTATCTCACCTAAAGTTGATGTTATTTCACCAGGTGAAGATATACCAATTGCATCCGCTGGAGAAATATCTCCAAGTGATGAAGTTATAGATTGACCTGTTAATTCTACTTGTTGAATATCGCCTGCATCAACAGTTCCTAAAGATGATGATATAGATATTCCACCAACCTCTACAGTGTAAGCAACACCCCATCCTGAATTACCCCAAGCTTGTCTACCCCAACCAGCAAAGTTAAATCCGTCAGCGTTTCCAAGTGAAGAAGTTATAGAGAATCCTGTTGGAGAGACTATAGTTTCTGCATCAGCTGTTGCACTTCCTTGTAGTGCATCTATTTGTTGAGGCATTGAAACTTCAACAGTTGTAGTATCAAAAGCGTCTACAGATCCAACAGAAGATGACATGGATATTCCATCAAGTTCCTGAGCGTATTGAACACCCCATCCTGAGTTATTCCATGCTTGTCTACCCCAACCCGATATATTAAATCCGTCTGCTGTTCCTAAAGAAGATGTAATTTCTAGACCAGTTACGTTAACAGCTGGATCATTACTCTCACCCCACGGTTCAAGACTCCATCCATCTCTTCCCCAACCTTGAGAATTAAATCCTGTTATTTCTCCAACAGAAGCAGAGAAAGAAATACCTGATAAAGTTACTGTAAAAGTTCCACTCCAACCGTCTTCACCCCAACCATCTGATCCCCATCCAGCTTCGTTAAAAGCGTCTATAGAACCAATTGATGATGTTATGGATATACCTGTTAAAGAAACAGCTACTACTTCAGATTGCCATGTATTGGCTCCCCAAGTGTTATTGCCCCAGGTTGATGCCATAAGGAAGGCCTCCTTATGCTAGTCTTATGATCGCGTTAGAAGCGTCTGCTGTAGGAAATTGAATAGTGAAAGTTCCACTAGTTACAGTTTTATCAGCACCAAATGCAATCACCGCAACAGCGTCAGTTGTGCTTGAACCACCGTCTGTTGTTGTATTGTAAATTAATGCACCGTTAGCTGTGAAAGAAGCTGATGTAAATGATACATCATCAAAATCAGTAAAGGCTGTAGTTGAAGATAGAGAAACGCCTGCGTTTGTTAAAGTGGCACCACCAGCTGTGTAAGCAGTTCCTGATGAGTTAGTTATCTCATTAGAAGTAGAGTAGTCTTCAGTGGATGCACCTAAAGATGCTGAACTAGTAAATAAAGCTATTTTAAAAGTGTGTCCACCAGATGCTTGAAAATCGTGTTTACCTTTTAACAGGTCTCTTTTAAAACTCGATGTTATTGCCGATGTAATTGCCATATTTATCTCCTATTATGGGTTTGCTGAGTTTATTGGTATTCGAACAGTGCCATCAGTGTAGTCGTCTCTTCTTCGTCTTCCAACTTGCTCGTTAGCAAACTTCTGTATTTCTGTTCTATACTTTTGCTCGTATAATGTCAACATATCTGCTGGGCCTTTTAAAAAGCCATAAGTCTCTGCCAGACAGCAATATAATAAGCCATTTGGGAAATTTACGCTAATATAGTTAGTTTGATTGCCAGATTCTAAGGTAGCTGGCATTTTATTAAAATGCACTTTATATCTATAAGTAGTGTTAGGTACAGGGGCAACTATAATTCTTCCAGAATTAGTTTCACCGTCTCCTGTCGCTCCACCATACATGGCATAATATTTAGGTTTACCTTGGGCAGCTGCTGTGCCCGTAACATCTTGATACTCTTGTAAATATGTAAAATCTTTTTTTTCTAACCATCTGTTGGCTCCAGTGAGTTCTGATCCTGCCGTATCATAAACTTGAACTCCTCTTATAAAAAGAGCTCCAGCTGGGACATTTATTGATTCTTGGCCAGCAACAAAATTAGCAACTTGTTGTTGTCTATCTGCATCAATAGGAACATCACGCATAATTCTATATTGTGCGTTTAAAATAATATTTTCTAATTGATCTGTAGATAAAACATTTGAATCTACTTCTGTGTAGTTTCTAATTTGTGTAACTAAAGTGTCGTAACTAATTCCTGCCATTATGCTGATAGTGTGACTGGTCCAACTGAACAGCCGTCACCTCCTCCTTTTACTCCTCCCTTTGTAGCAGTATCTGTATCAACTGTAAAATGGAAAAAATTAGCCACAGAAAAATCACTAGTATTTCTAGCATCATTTACATAAAGACCAGTTGTAATTGTGTAACCAGCAGCTTTAGCTATGTTAGCTCCAGTTATACCATCAAAATTTTGTGGGTTTGCAAATTGAAAAGATCCTCCTGATGCAGTTGTTGCAAGAGGAGCTCCTCTAAATCTTTTAGTATCACCATTTGTTATTCCATGTCCTGGTGCTGTAACATTTATTATTCTAGATCCTGCTTCATAAGTTTCAAAAGCATCTGTTGGTAATAGGTATGGAACTGCACTTTCAATTCTAGGTGGTCTTACATTACGCAAAGATATTGCATCACCATTCATAGGTTTTGGTTCTAATTGTGGTTGTTTTGGTTCAAACTCTGATATATGCACGAATGATCCATTCCATTCTCTAACCATTTCTTTATATGGAAACTCTAAACCAGACCTATCTGATATAGCTTTTGCATATTTTCCAGTTGCATATTTTGCCATTATGTTCCTGGGTAATAAGCTTTAGGCGTAATATATGTGCTCGAAGCTGACCCGTCCTCCGCTAATGCCCTAGCAAACTCATCTTCATAAAGTAGTTTCATAGGTTGTATTAATTCTGGTTTATATTTTTGTGCTAAATAGTACGATAGTCCTGATACCATGCAAGGCACAAATCTAAATGGTACATCTGTTGCATTAGTATAATCACCCACATCTTGTATTCTTTTAATGTAGTAAAAATGCATATCTTTCGATGCATTTGTTGAATCTGGTGTTGGATAAACGTGTATCCTAACTTTGTCTATAAATCGCTCTACCCAATATTGATTAGGTGTGCCTTTTGATAACTTATTAGAAAATGCCGCGTAAGTAGATCTATCTACTTTTGTCATTGGTGAATCTGATTGAGTTGTCTGTGTTCTATTTGCTCTTAATTGTGCCTCTAAAACATCGGACATTCCAAACACGTTTGATGGTGTGGATGTTGCACTTGTGCCATCATCAGAGGATCTAAAAAAATCATATTCTGCTTGTCCTTCTATTAAATCTAAATCAAGCTCATCTATTTCCCAATAGTGAATACCTCTGTTTCCCCACTCTTGAAATAAAATATTAAGAGATCTTCTTGCATTTTTTAATTGGTAGCCAGCTACGTTCTGTAATCCAATACGCTCAAAAGATTCTTCTATTATCTCATCGATAGCAAAAGTTTTGTCGAACGTAGCTGTTCCTGAAGTTGTATTAGCCATTTAAGCTCCTAGTATATTTTTAACCACTCACAAACAACTGTAGCTGTATCACCACTAGTACAAGCTGGTAATGTTAAATTAACATCTCCAGTTGCTCCAGTTGCTTCAGTATTTTTTAAACCACCAAAGTTAGAGAAATCAAATTCCATTTCTCCATTTAAAGTTAAAAATGTAACATCAGTGTCTGCATCCCAAGCCATTCTTAAAGCGTCAACTTGAGCTGTGACCGAAACATTAAAACTAACTTTCATGAGTCTAACTCTAGAGCAAGCCGCACCCGTTGAAGGGTTTGTTGTTAAAGCTGAAACATCAACTATTTTAGTTGTGCCGCCCGAACTATCAGAAACTACATTGTAGTGTGTGATTAATTTTTTTGCTCCGTCAAATACTGCTGTAGCACCTGTTAGGTTTAGTACTGTATCTGCCATGTTTTCCTCCTTTTAAAGGGCGTCTGCATTACCAGACGCCCCGAGTTATTTATTAACTATTTGCAAAAGGTGTTGCTTCGGTACCTGTACCGATTAACACAGCTTCTACTAAATATACGTTGTCTTCAAGTGCAGTGATAGTAACTGTACTACCTTTGTCTCCACCTGTAGTTCCACCGTTCATGC